AGAAAATAATCCTGAGAATCGTGGTGTGTCGGAATGGAAGAAATTCATCGATGAATGGTGGAGCAGATACACTTTGAGTTTTGACTGACACCGCCCGGGGTGATTTTCAAAATGAGCTTGGGGCCACTGTATCGGGGGACTAGATTTTCACAGAAGACTGAATTTTAAGAATTTGAAAACCAAAAATTTGGAAAAATCGAAAAGTAGTTCCAAAAAACGGGAAATAATCGGAGGTTTAAAGATGATTTACGGTTTTAATGATAAGAAGGAAAAGAAGAACGTTGTTGGTTATCCTGACTATGCGAACAAGTTAGTGGAAGCCACAGTTACAATCGCCTATCCAGAAATTAGATACGTGAACTATGAATTCGAATATGATGGCTGGGCATTTTTTGAAACAGAAAATGATGTGTTGCTCGCAGACCCTGCTAGCAATAATCCGATTTGCAGAGTCTATGGAACGGTTGCAATTCCAGTCACAGCTGGACAGAAAATCATGATCATGGCACCTACTGAGGCCGTGACTTTAATATTGAAACAGTTTGGTATGAAGTAATGAATGAGAGAAAAGCAGAACTTCTTGAATATATCGAGAATGATATCAGATATGTGAATCTGGTCGATGAGATGGTCTTTTTGGAAGAGGAGCTGAGAAAGCTGCGGAAGCTTCCGATGCTGAAGGTCAATCCGAAGAATCCCGCCTTGCAGAAATCAACACCGGCTCAGAAGCAATACAAGGAGTTCCTGCAACAGTATACGAATATCATCAAGGCCATGTCGAAGATTGGTGATGATGGTTCGGAAGAAGATAGTCCTCTGAGGGCATATCTCAAGGAATTAAGTGGAAATGCTAATTAAAGATAAAACGGTATGGACACCGGACAATTCATTCTTGTTGGAATATAAGGCGAAGGCAGAGAGTGGAGATGTGATTCTCGGAAGGGATTTATATCAGGAGCTGAAGAATCTTGAAGAAGATCTCCATGATGACCGCTTCCAGTACGATGTTGAAAAAGCAATGCTCAGAATCAACTTCATTGAAAATTGCTGTCGGTTGACAAAGAGTCCGTTCTTCAACAAGCCGATGAAGCTGATGTTGTGGCAGAAGGCATTGATTGAAGCAACTTATTCATTCAAGATGTTATCTATTGACACAAAAGAATGGGTGGATAGATTTACCGAGATCCTGCTTTTGATAGCCAGAAAAAATGGAAAGACTGAGACTATTGCAGCACTCGAGTTTGCAGAGTTCATTCTCGGAAAGGCTGGCTCAGATATAGTATGTTCCGGAATGGATGATGGAACTTCCGATCTGTCATATCAAACAGTTGATACGATGAGACTTTTAATAGATCCGAAGTCGAAGGATACCTGGAGAAATCAAAAGGGTCTCAAGAATCTGATCAATGATAGTCACATTTATAAATTATCAGATTCAAGTCGACAAAAGGAAGGCCGAAATATAGATTTTGCCGGAATAGATGAGGTTTGGAGCTTGACGGACTCAGGAATCTATGAGCCGATCAGAAGATCCACCTCAACCAAAGAAGATTATAAGATTTTCATGTTTGGTTCGGAAGGCTATGTCGATGATGGCTTCCTAGATCAGAAGCGGAAGGAATACACGAAAATCATCTATAAGGAAGATGACAAGGATTCTTCTCTTCGGAAGCTGCCCTGGCTTTACACGATGGATTCTGAGATGGAAATCTGGGAGACGAATGAGGATGGTATCTCAAGAGCGTGGGAGAAAGCGAATCCAGGTCTCGGAACGATCAAATTATATTCTTACTTGAAAGATCAAGTCGATGAAGCAAGAGAAAGCACTTCCGCAAGAATCGAGACAAGCTGCAAGGATTTCAACATCAAGCAGAAATCAGTGGCAACATGGCTCAAGGAGAATGATTTTAATTATGAGTGCAAATTTGATCTGAGAGATTTTGAAGGCTGCTATTATGTTGGTGGAGTGGATCTGGCTGAGACTTCCGATCTGTGTTCGACTAAAATCATCATGATGAAGCCGGATGACAATCGAAAATATATATATCAGCATTACTTCATTCCGGAAATCAAACTGGAAAAAGGGAACGATGATCACAATGCCGGTGCCAAATATAAAGAGTGGGTAAAGGATGGGTACATCACCATCGCAGGAGACACTGAGGTTGATATCTCTATCATTGCTGATTGGTTCTATTCACTCTATAAGGATTTCAAGCTGAAGCTTTACAAGGTTGGATATGATCAGAAATTTGCTCTTGATTGGCTGAAGTCGATGGAAGATCCATATGGATGGACTCGGAAGGGCGAAGATGCGGATCTGATTCTCATTATGCAGAACGCACAAACGCTCAGTGCAGCCAACAGCCTGTGTGAGTCGGAATTTAAGCGACACTTGATATATTACAACAACAATCCGGTTGATGCCTGGTGCTTAAGCAATGCCGGTTTGAAGATAGATAAGAATGGCAGCTTGATTGTCAAAAGAGAAAAGGAAAGGCGAATTGATGGAGCTGTCACTTATTCGATAGCTTTTGAAACGCTTAGAAGATATAGATCAGATTTCAACAAGCTGATCAAGATTGGAGGAAATGACGGTGGGACTGTTTGACAGATTATTCAAGAAAGGACCTACGGAAACAACATATGCGAAGATGCTGAATGGATATGCTCCGATATTCAGCCAGTTTGGAACGAATATCTATGCTTCCGATGTGATCCAGACTGTACTCAAGTGCATTGCTGACGAGATGAAGAAGCTGATTCCAACGCATATTAGATATACAGACGGAGATCCGCAGCCAATCAAGGATAATATCCAGAATGTTCTTGATAATCCGAATCCACTCATGACTTCTTCGGAATTTCTTGAGAAGATCACCTGGTTGCTTCTGATGAACTACAATGTATTCATTCTTCCGACCTACTACACATGGAAAGAGGTCAAGAGAGATGAATCCGGAAATCTGATAGAGATAGAGCGTAGGAGATACGAAGCGTTATATCCGATCAAGCCAATGCAGGTTGACTTTATCCAGGATCTTTCCGGAACGCTCTACTGTAAGTTCTATTTTGAAAATGGAGAGACAACAGTCATTCCATACGAGGACATCATTCATATCAAGTACAACTACTCGGTGAATGAGTTCATGGGCGGTGATCAGATGGGCCAGCCAGACCATCAGGCAATCCTCAAGACACTCGAACTCAATCACACACTTCTGCAAGGTGTTGCCAAAGCTATGAAGGCATCATATGCAGTGAATGGAATTATTAAATACAATACACTTCTTGATGGAGGCAAGACACAGAAGGCTCTGGAAGAGTTTGAGCAGAAGCTCCTGAAGTCTGAGAGCGGAATCTTGCCAATAGATATGAAGTCGGAAGTCAGTATGTTTGACAAGAAGATTGCTCTGGTTGATAAGCCAACACTTGAGTTCGTGGACAGTAAGATCCTGAGAATGTGGAGGGTACCACTTCCGATACTGACCGGAGATTATACTCCACAGCAATATGAAGCATTCTATCAGGGATGCCTGGAACCGATCATTATTTCAATCTCTCAGGCATTCACAAAGAAGATGTTTACTCAGAGAGAGAAGAGCTTCGGAAATCAGATCAAGCTCTATCCGAAAGAACTCATCTTCATGACAATGGATCAGACACTCCGAATGATCGAAGTTCTGAGTCCTACCGGAGGCTTATACGAGAACGAGAAGAGAACCGCTCTCGGAATGAGACCTGATCCGGAACTGAACGGAAAGCGTTATGTATCACTTAACTGGATAAATGCGAATGATGCTTCAACATACCAGGTCGGAAAGACCGATGATGGAGCTGACAGTGAGGATAATTCATGAAATGGTATAAATGTCCGAATTGCGGTAAGAATCTTCTAGTGCTGCAACCAGGAGCGATAATCAAAAACGTAACAATGAAATGCCGACAATGTCGGAAAATTATAGAGATAAATGTGAGCCAGTGAGCCGATATCAATGAAAAAGTTGATGTTGGCTCATTTTATTTTAGGAGGAATAAGAAATGGCAAAACAAAAGAAGGAACTGGAGAGAAGGTTCGTCAATTGTGAAGTGAGGGCGATCTCGGAAGAAAAGGGCGATACAGTCACTGGAAGGCCGATTGTTTATTCAAGCAGAACGGATCTCGGTTGGTTCGATGAGATTGTTGAGCCTGGTGCTTTAGACGAGACAGACCTCACAGATGTCAGATTCCTTGTGAATCACAATACAGACATGATTCCACTCGCAAGAAGTCGCAGAAACAATGGCAACTCAACCATGACACTCTCAGTTGATGAGTCTGGAATGAGAATGGATGCGGTTCTTGATACGGAAAACAATACAACAGCAAAAGAGCTGAAAAGTGCAATTGAAAGAGGAGATATCTCAGGGATGTCTTTTATGTTCAGCGTAGATGCTGACGAATGGGAGAACCTCGAGTCTGATCATCCGATTAGACACATCACAAAGATTGGATCTGTTGTGGAGGTAAGTGCGGTGACATTTCCGGCTTACGATGCAACTTCCATAAATACTCGAAGCAAGGAAGCGTTGGAGAATGCTCGGTCAGCGGTGGAGACTGCAAGACAGCAGAGAGAGAAGTCGGTGGAGACCGATAGTTTAGAACTCGCAAAAGCGAAATTCAAATTCAAATCAATTTAAGGAGGAACAAAACAATGAAAGATATTCTTAACAAGACTATCGCAAGACTTCAGGCTCAGATCGTTGACCTCAATAAGAGAGCAGATGAATCAAAGAGCGTTGAAGAAGTAGAGCAGCTTACAGATGAGAAGAGAAGTCTGAAAGTTGAACTCGATGAGGCTCGTGCAGAGCTTGAAAAAATTGAAGCTGAAGAGAGAGCAAAGAAGGATGAAGTTCCTGCTGGTGCAAAGCTCGTGAATGGTAATGTTGTTGGATCATTCAAGGCCAGAGCAAAGAAGGACTCTGATATTGAGTACAGAACAGCATTCATGAACTACGTTCTCAAGAATCAGCCTATACCAGCAGAGCTGAGAGGAGATGCAAACACACTTACATCTGATGTTGCATCTGTTATTCCGACAGTAATCATCAACAGAATCGTTGAGAAGATTACATCATGCGGAATGATTCTTCCACTCGTAACAAGAACAGCATATGCAGCTGGAGTAGTTGTTCCAACATCTACAACAAAGCCTGTTGCTTCTTGGGTAAGCGAGGGAGCTGGATCAGATCGTCAGAAGAAGACAACCGGAAATGTTACATTTAGTCACTTCAAGCTTCGTTGTGAGATTTCAATGAGCATGGAAGTCGGAACTATGGCTCTTGATGCTTTTGAGTCAACATTCGTTAGAAATGTATCTGATGCAATGATCGTTGCACTTGAGAAGGCAATCCTTGCCGGAGACGGATCAGGAAAGCCAACTGGAATCCTTAATGGTTCACTTTCAGCTTATGAGGTTGAGTCAGCTGCTTCAACAGTAAGCTATGCAGATCTCGTAGCTATGGAAGCAAAGCTGCCAGTTGAGTTCGAGGGAACAGCTAAGTGGTTCATGACAAAGACTCAGTACATGGCATTCATCGGAATGGTTGATGATAATGGTCAGCCAATCGCAAGAATCGATCATGGTATTGACGGAAAGCCAGCAAGAACACTTCTCGGAAGAGATGTTGTAATCCACCCATACGCAAGTGAGATGGGAGACTATGCAGCTGGTCTTTACAACTTCAGCGACTATGTTCTCAACACAATCTATGACATGGGAATCCAGAAGAAGCAGGATTGGGAGACAGAAGATCTTCTTACAAAGGCAGTAATGGCTGTCGATGGTAAGCCTGTTGATAAGGATTCACTCGTTGTACTGAAGATGAAGGCTACCCCATCAGCATAAGGAGGGGATCAATATGATTAAAGCGATTATTCAGTTCAAGGACATGGAAGCAGATTGCGTTCGTGAAATAGGTGATAAGTGGGAGACTTCCGCAAAGAGAGAAGAGATGCTTGTCGGAATGAAATTTGCTGAAAAGGTTGGTGAACCGAAAGTAGCTGAAAAGAAGCCTGCAAAGGCAAAAGTTTCGAAAACTGTCAGAGAAAAAAAGACGAAGTAAAGGGAGGCTTGAGCAATGACTGAAGCAGAAAGACTTGGAAAAGTGAAAAACGCTCTTGGAATACAAGGAAGCTATCTTGATGACACCTTAACTGAATACATTGAGGAAGTTGTGAGTTTCCTGAAAGAAGCCGGAGTAGCTGAAGAGAATCTTACTGTCGGAATCATTGCTCGAGGTGTTTCCGATCTATGGAATTACGGATCAGGTGAAGGAAAGCTTTCGCCATACTTCATGCAGAGAGCTACGCAGCTTGTATACAAGGAGTGATGACTTATGAGGAAATATAGACCGCCAGTGTTTGACGTTGCGATGAAAGTCATGATTCCGACAACGGTCAAGATCAAAGGTGTGATCAAAAAAGTATATAAGAGTTCGACTGAAGAACTGTTCATGTATCCGTTCTATATCAACAAGGACGATCCGATTGAGTTCGGAAGAATTATGAGCTATCTGGATTCGATTAAACCGATATTCGGAAGTTTCAAAACCTATGGCGGAACAGAGAATATGTCGAATGGAGTTTATACGGTGTTTGACACAGCCATCATTGATACATGGTGGAGACCTAATATTAAGAGCGATTGTCAGATATACATCTGTGAGACAGGAGAAATTTGGGATGTCATAAGTAATCCGGAGAATATCGATATGAGACATCAGTTTATACAGTTCAAAGTGCAGAAGGTCGGAGGTAAACCGTAAATGGCAGCTCGCAAGAACAAAATCCAATTCGATTTCGGAAGGTTGGCGGATATTGCCGAAAAACTCGACAAAGCCGGAGCTGACCTCGAAAAGATATTGACGGAAGTTCTTGAAGATACTGCGAGTGAGATCCAATCTGACACGATCAAGGCATTAGATAAAGGTTATCTGCCGGCTGGTGGAAAGTATTCAACCGGAGACACCGTAGAAAGCGTCACTTCCAATCCAAAGGTTGAGAAAGAAGGTTCGATGCTGATGATCGATGTTGGATTCGACAAGACGAAAGTCGGAGCTGGTGGCTGGCTTATTACCGGAACACCAAAGATGGCACCGGATAAAGAACTGGCAAAGATATACACCGGAAAATCATATGAAAACAAGCTGATGAAGGAAATGCAGGAAAAGCTTGAAGAAGAACTCGGAAAGATCATAGGAGGTTAACGATGATAGATGAACTGATCGAGATATTGGAATCATTCGAATATCCATATTACAGACAAGGATCTATGTCAGACGAAGACAAGTATCCAACTACATTCATCACATTCTGGAACAATGACTCTCCTGATCATGCTCATTACGATGACAGACGATTCGGAACAGAGTGGAATTACACAATAAATGTTTACTCCTCAGATCCGGAAGTGCCATACAGTCTGCTTGATGGACTCAGAGAAGCTTTTGAAAGCAAAGGTTGGACGATTCTATCAAAAGGATTCGATGTGGCAAGTGACGAAGCATCACATACCGGAAGAGGAATGGAAATATACAAATTAGAAAAATAGGAGGACAAAACAGTGAGCAAAAAGATCATTGAGTTTAGAGGAGCTAGAGGCCTCGTTGCTGCTGAGATTCTCAAGGACGATGGAACAACATGGCAGACAGGTGATGTCTTCGATGTTTGCGGAGTTGCTGAGATTTCAAAGACAACAGAATCTGCTTCCGATACACATTACTATGATAACCAGGCAGCTATCATCATCACTTCAACAGGAGCTGACACAATCACAATCAGTGGTTCTGCAATTCCTTATGACGTTTTAGCAAAGATTACTGGTCAGACATATGACTCATCTAAGGGCCTTTTCATCGAGCGTGAAAGAGATGTGAAGTATTTTGCTCTTGGATATATCACAGAGGACACAGACGGAAACGAGAGATTCATCTGGAGACAGAAGGGAAGCTTCTCAATTCCAGCTGAGACATCAGCAACAAAGAATGCTGGTACTGATGCAAATGGTCAGGAGCTTGTATACACAGGCATCAATACTCTGAAGACATACACAGTTGAAGGAAAGACAAGAACCATCAAGGCTGTCAATGTTAACACAGGAGTAAATCCAATTGCAGAGTCAACATTCTTCGGAAGTGTTCAGACACCTGACACAATTACACCTACACCTAGTGCATAAAAAGGTTGGCATCCGGAGCTTAACCGCTTCGGGTGCTTTATAAAAAGTGAGAGACGAGAAGGAGAAGAAGGAAATGGAAGATACAAGGCTATTGCTAAAAATTTACGATGACGATGACAACGTGATCAAGGAAGTTGAAGCAGATATTGTCAGAATCAGGTGGGGAACAATGAACCGCATCTTTGAGCTGGCAAATATCGAGAATGTCGAGGACATGAACGAAATGCTCAAGATGGTCTCAGGAGCGTGGGGAGCATTCAAGAAGGTTCTCGGAAAGATATTTAAGGGAATGACAGACGATGACTGGGATGGAGTATATGTCGAGGATCTCGTTCCGATAGTATACAAGATTCTGATGAAGTCATTCATGAAGATCAATCAGGTTACGGAACAAGAAAAAAACTAGGTGGGGGAGAAGGCGAAAAAATTCCATTGCATGAGTATTTGTTTGAGTTGGAATACAACTTGTGCAAGGAATTTTCGGCACTATCTCCCTTTGACGTAGATGAGATATCGTTCTTCGATGTTTTGGATTTATTCCTAAAGATGCGGAAGATGCAGATCAGGATACAAAGAGAAACAGAAGAAATTAGAGGAGAAAGAGATCAAGTGATCAGAAGACCAGCGGATGATTCGTGGTTTTAGTAAAGGAGCAAGCTTATGCCAAGTTCAGATACAACCTTAAAGTTAAAAGCGGATATATCAAGTCTGAAGTCAGAGATGCAAGCAGCTGCAAGACAGGTCAAGCTTGCTAATTCCGAGTTCAAAGCAGCTTCTGCCGGAATGGAAGACTGGTCAAGCTCAGCTGATGGTCTTGAAGCTAAGATCAAACAACTTAATTCTATCCTGAAAGCTCAGAAGACTCAGGTGGCTCTTGCAACGGAAGAATGGGAAAAGACCAAGGAAGCTTACGGAGAGAACTCAGCCGAGGCAGATAGAGCCAAGATCAAGCTTAATAACTTGGAAGCAGCTGTTGCCAAGACGGAGAAAGAGCTTGGTGGATATGAGCAGGATCTGAAGGATTGCCAGGAAGGAACCGGAAAGTTCTCGAATGAGGTTGATGATTCCACTACTTCCATGAAGGATGCGGATGCAGCGGTAAAGCAGCTCGATGATGGATTCACTGTCATGAAGGGTGTCATGGCTGATCTTGTGGCAACCGGAATCAAGGCAATGATCAGCGGTCTGAAGGATCTCGCATCATATGCCAAGGAAGCTTTTGAAGAATTCGATGCAGCTGAAGACAATATGATTGCAAAGACCGGAGCAACCGGAGAAGCACTTGAAGAAATGAAGGACTCCTATGTCAACATCTCAAAATCAATGGTTGCTGATTCGGAAGATATATCGAATGCGATTGGTGAAATATCAACAAAATTCGGTCTTTCCGGTGAAGAGTTGGAAGACTTCTCACAGAAAATGCTGAAGTTTTCGCAGCTGAATAATACGGACGTCACAACCTCAATCGATAATGTTTACTCAGCAATGACTGCCTGGGGTATTTCGATGGAGGATGCAGATAAATTCCTTGATCTGCTCAATGCAACTGGTCAGACCACAGGAGCTTCAGTTGATAAGCTTACTTCTTCGCTGACAACAAATGCAGCTTCTCTCAAGGATATGGGATTCAATGTCGATCAGGCAACAACATTCCTGGGACAGCTCGAGCTTGCCGGAGTTGATGCGGACACAGTAATGCAGGGACTCAAGAAGGCTCTTGCAAATAGCGCAGAAGAAGGACTTTCAACAAAGGATGCTCTTGCGGAACTTCAGCAAACAATGGCTGCATCGACTACAGATTCCGAAAAGACAGTTGCAGCGATGGAGCTGTTTGGAACTAAGGCAGGTCCTGCAATCGCAGAGGCTTGTGCTTCCGGAAGACTCAACTTCGAGGATCTCGGAAATGCAATGACAAATTACGAGGGCAACCTCGATAAGACATATGATGCAACTCAAGATGCTTCCGACAAGATAAAGCTGACATTCCAGGGAATGAAGGCAGAGGTTGGTCAGTATATCTCAGAAATGCTTGATGAGAACAGCGAAGATATAGATGAACTTCTTGGTGTCGTAAAAGATGCGTTCAAGGACGTTATGAAGGCTGTCAGAGATAACGCTCCTGCAATTAAGGACACAATCAAGGGTGTTATTACCACTATTGCAAAGCTACTCACTGGCTTGATCAACAACTTCGATGGAATCATGTCGATAGTCAAGGCTGTCGGAACAGTTCTGATCGCAACTTTTGCAGTTAATAAGATAACGTCCTTCATCAATATGATTGTTGGATTAGTTAAGACATTCCAAACATTAAAAACAGCAACCGAAGGAGCTACAACAGCACAGCAACTTCTGAACGCTGCTCAAAGTGCAAATGTTATCGGAGCAATCACAGCAGCTGTCGCAGGTCTTGCTGCAGCAGTATTGTGGCTGATAAGTACGGATGATGAATACAAGGAACAGCTTCCGACACTTACTGAAGAAGAGCAGAAACACGTTGATGCTATCAATGAAATGGCTTCCGCTTATCAGGACATGGAAGCTCAGAGAAAAGAAACTATAAATGGCATTCAGGAAGAGTTTGGTCATTATGGCGAACTCAAAGAAGAGCTTGAAACTCTTGTTGATGAGAATGGAAAAGTAAAAGAAGGTTACGAGGACAGAGCAGCATTTATCGTAAGCACCTTAAATGATGCTCTTGGAACCGAAATACAGCTGACTGACGGAGTCATTCAGAACTATCAGGAAGAGATGGATACTCTTGATGCTCTGATGGAAAAGAAGAAAGCACAGGCAGTTCTGACAGCAAGTGAAGAGGCTTATGCAGAAGCTGTGAAAAACAGTAAACAAGCACTTACTGAAATGACTGAAGCTGATAAGATTTATCGTCAGAATTTGGATGAGAAGAAAAAGCTTCAGGATCAGTACAATAGCATTGCTGATATGTCTATTGAAAAATATGCCAAGATGAATGGACTCACTGAAGATCTAGGAGCAGCTGAGAGGGCTCAGAAGAGAGAACTTGAAGGACTGCAGAATCAGATCAATGCAACCAACGGAGCTATCGGAGAGTCACACGTTGCTTATGATAAAGCAAAAAGTACATATGAGAGTTATCAGGCCACAATTAAGAACTACGAAGGTTTGTCTGCAGCGATAATAAGCGGTGATACAACTCAGATCAACAATGCCATGAATGATATGGTATATAATTTCAAAACTGCCGAAACTGCAAACAGAGAAACACTTGAGAAGCAGGTTGAGGACTACGAGGATAACCTTGCAACACTGAAGCAGGCCATCAAGGACGGAACACCTGGAGTTACACAGGAAATGGTCAACCAGGCACAGGAGATGGTCAATAAGGCAAACGCTGAGCTTGATAAAGCACCACCTGAAGCAGCTGCAAGAGGTGAGAAGTACGGAAAACAATACGGAGACAGTGTTGGTTCGGAAAGTAATAAGTCGAACGTATCAAACAAGGCTGGATCACTCAAGGATTCCGCAAATACTGCAGTTCAGCCGGATGGTTCCGAAGTAAAAGCTGGAAATAACTTTGCAGAAGGCTTTGCCGGAGGTATCAGTGCATTAGCAGGTCAAGTACAATCAGCTGCTCAGAATATAGGCGAAGATGCTACAAATGCTCTGAATAACGGAATCGAAGCACAATCGCCATCAAGAGCGACAACGACATCAGGTGAGAACTTCGGACAAGGATTTGTCAACGGAATGAATAACAAGACGAATGATGTATGGAACACTGCATTTGGTCTTGCAAAGAAAGCTCTTGAAGCTCTGAAAAAAGGACAGCAAGAAGGCTCTCCATCAAAACTTACAGCTAAGAGCGGTTTCTTCTTCGTTGAAGGTTTCAGAGGAGCGATAGTAAAAGGAACATCATCAGTTGTCAAGGCAGCCACTAAGATGGCGGTTGAGGCTACAAAGGCACTTGCAGACGTTGAGTATGATGGAACTTCACTTCGGAAGAGTTTTGCGAGTGGAGTGAGCAACATTGCAAAGGGCCTCTCAGGAGAACTCAGCAAAGGAAGTCTGAATCTGAATGCTCCAAGTCTGACGAGTATGGCAAGCGGATCTGCAGGTGTATCAAAAACTACGATAGTTAACAATACATACGAGATGAACCAGGTCAACAATTCGCCAAAAGCAATTAGTGCATTACAAGCTTATCAATATCAGAGACAGCAGATGGAGCTTTTAAAATCAATAAAGAAGGGATAAGTCATGTTTGATTTTTACATAGAAAATGAATACCATCAGGTACTTCCGCTATCAGCAATGATTCAGGAATATTCAATTTCAAGCATCACAGGACTTAATCCTCCGGATGCTCAGATCTATGAGAATAAATCAGTCGGAAAAGATGGGAATGTGTTCAACAGTGCGAGCTTGGAAGATAGAGTGATTACTGTCACATTCGCCATCAATGGTCCGGCTGTTGAGAATCGAATAAATTTGTATACATATCTGAAGGCAAAGAGAAAGCATCGTCTGTATTATCGGAATGCTATGATGGATGTATACATTGATGGATATCTTGAGTCAATGCTGATCAACTATTTTGAGATCAAGGAAATCTGCCAGATCACATTTCGATGTCCTGATCCATATTGGAAGAATACTTCTGAGATTGCTTCTGATGTCGGAAATCCGGTGAAGATGTTTGAGTTTCCATTTTCGATACAGACTCCGATTCCATTCAGCGAGATAGTTCCGAACGGAAGCCAGACGGTGATCAACTATGGATCTACGGAAACTGGTCTGATTGCGGTTATCAGTACGGATCTCGAGGTTGGAGAAATTAAGCTGGTAAATGCAACCACCGGAGAGTATATCGGAGTGACCACTTCACTTGCTGTGGGAGAAGAGATCATCATTGATACGATTCAAAAGGAAAAGAGTATTACTTTGAAGGATTCCGATGGAGTATATCACAATCTTATCGGTGACATGATGGACGGAAGTTCTTTCATCAGTTTGATTCCCGGAGCAAACACACTTCAGCTTCTCGGTCAGTATGCATCGGATTCCAATTATCTCAAGGGGTACGTCTATGTTAATACATTATATGAGGGTGTATAGATGCTATATGTTTTGAGAGATACGCAGTTGGACGGAGCAACTAGCGTTAGTGATGTAAAAATAAATACTATCGGAATCATTGAGAATTATGCTTCATTGATCTGGAATATGCAATATTCAGGTCAAGGAGATTTTCAGTTAATAACCGGATTTTCCGAAGAATACATGAAACTGCTAAAGACTGGAAACTATCTGGTTAGAGATTTTGATTGGAGTTCCGATCTATGCATCAATGTGATGGCGATTCAGAAGATTGATATTACCTACGATGAAGAGTATGGCTTGCAGATAAAAGCAACCGGAAAGAGCCTGAAGAGCTATATACTCGGAAAGCGTGTAATCAAATATCAAGAGAATCTCAAGGGTGATGCATGGACAAAAATCAAGAATCTTATTGCTGCTCAGTTCTGGAATGATCGGAGTGAATCAGGAGATCGAATTATCATAAATCTTATGATTCAAGATATCACAGGCTTGACTAACACAATCGACACTCAAGTATACTGCACAAATCTTGCAGAATGGATGGAAGAAATCTGCAATGTGTATAAGTGGGGATGGGATATGGATATCGAGAATGATAAATATAAGTTTTATGTCTATGTTGGAAAAGATCGAAGCACTGATCAGAGTGTGAATATGCCAATTATATTCTCAAAAGTTTATGACAACTTATACTCGGTGGATTATTCGGAAGATCAGAGTAATGTTCATAATGTGGCTTATATCTATGGAGAGGAACTTTCCGACAAATCAAGAATCCGAGTCAAGTATGAGAAAGCGGAGCATATCAAGGGGTTATTCCGAAATGAAAAGGGAATTGATAGCAGCCTGACATCCACAGATGGAGAGGCAACAATCACCAGATCAGAATACATCAGTATACTTCAAAACGAAGGAAAGCAGGAGCTGAACCAAGAGAATCCATATGAACTGCAAGCTACGATTGAGGCAAATGGTATTTATAAATTAAATGAAGATTATTTCCTCGGAGATATCGTGTCGGTGATTACTGATTACGGAATCTCAGCAAAATCGAGGATTATCGAAGTAATATATGCGGAAGATGAAAACGGAACGAGCATAGTTCCAACATTCTCAGAATGGGAGGTTGAAGAAGAAGAATGATTACTTACGGATTTTTTAACTCAGTGAACGGAGACAGGAGATATGATGCGGATCAGATCTCGGAGTTCTTCAAGGGATTGATCAGCAATGGTGTTTATGAGAACATTGGTGATGGTCTTGTGGTTTCAGCTGGTACTGGTATGAATATCACAGTTGGTACTGGACGAGCTGCAATCGAATGTAAGTGGATTGATAATGATGCCACAGAGACTCTTGCGATTGCCGGAAGCCATTCCACTTATGATCGTATAGATGCGGTTGTTGTGAGGCTCGATAGAGCGAATAGATTGATGGAGTTCGGAATTGTCACAGGAATACCGGCAGCTTCTCCGGAAAAGCCTGCGTTGACAAGAAATGACATAGTGTATGAGCTTGCTCTGGCATATGTCACAGTTCCGGCAGCTTCGACAAGCGTTACAGATGAAAACATCGAAGATGTGAGATCTATTTCAGCAGATTGCGGATGGGTGACAGGACTAATCACTCAGCTTGATATATCAACACTCTATCAGCAATGGATTGCATTATTCCAGAACTATTTTGATCAGATGGCTGCAGACTATCAGGAGTGGTTTGATACATTATCAGGACAGCTGAATGTCAATACATTCGTTCAGAAGTTCAAGAAGAGTGTGACTATCGGAACATCAGGAGCAACAAACGAAGTTGAGCTGGATATGACTGGATATACTTATTCGGAAGATGATGTGATTAATGTTTACATCAATGGACTTCTTGGAAGAGCAACAGTTGACTACACAGCAACCGAGAGTGAGGGTGTGGTGACAGTGACTACCGAGGCAGAAGCAAATGGAACTGATATTGATATCGTTGTTTATAAGTCAATGATCGGATGGGATATCCTTGCTGGTTCTGATGGAGATATTGTTGTTTCGGAAGATAATGAGTCAGTTCTTATGTTTTAAGGAGGTGGCTTATGGCAAATTATGTTTTAAAACCGACAAGGTTGATTGATAAAGAGGAAGCTGAAGAGCTTGACCTGGATGCATATGTTCTGATTGATAGTGCTACGGAAGGAATGAAATGCATTAAGGTTAGAAATTTAATTTTTGGAGGACAAGAAGATGAGTAATCCAGATACAACAAGAATTTTTAATTACCCAGAAGTGACAACGCCAGCTCCTGATGCCAAGATTCT